TGTGAGTTTTAACAAAAAATGATATAAATATTATGTATAATTATAATTATAGATATTATGATGAATAAAAAAAATCAAAAAAAAATATTTGTTAGAACTCATACTGATATTAATAATTATAATAATTTTTTGATTGAATTGGATAAAAAAAATTACAAAAACAAATTAAAAAAAACAATTAAATATCCAGATAATTCAGATTTTTCGGAAAAAACTAATATTAAAAATTTTATAAAAAATGTAGATAAAAATTTTCATGATTCAAATTATTCAAATAAAAATTTTATAGGTAAAAATGTAATAGATACGCTAATAGAATCAATTGAAAAAAGACACGATCCAAATGAATATTTTGAAAATGAATATTTTGAAAATGAATATATAAAGAATATAAATATTGTTTCTAATCCATCTGCTTGTTATAAGAAAAATCAAGTACATATAGAAGTTGAAATAAATAATTTAAATGATTTAATTGATTTAATTAATAAATATCCAGATGATAAAGAAACTGAATATAATATTAATATGGACATATTACATAAAATAAAAGAACCTCTTATTCAATTAAATAATATGATAGGTATGAAATGTCTTAAAGAAAATATCATTGATCAAATAGTATTTTATATACAAAATTTACATACAATACAAGACAAAGGAAATGATTTTATGCATACTGTTATTTATGGACCTCCAGGAACTGGAAAAACTGAAGTAGCAAAAATAATTGGCTCTATTTTTTCAAAAATGGGTATTTTAACAAAAGGAATATTTAAAAAAGTAACGAGATCAGATTTAATTGCCGGTTATGTAGGACAAACTTCGTTGAAAACAAGAGATGTTATAAAAGAATGTTTAGGGGGAGTTTTATTTATTGATGAAGCATATGCGTTAGGAAATGAAGAAAAGCGTGATAGTTTTTCAAAAGAATGTATAGATACATTGTGTGAAGCATTAAGTGATCATAAAGATAATTTAATGGTAATTGTAGCTGGATATGAAAATGAATTAAATAATTGTTTTTTCAACTATAATCAAGGATTAAAATCAAGATTTACTTGGAGATTTAAAACAGAAGAATATACAGCAGAAGACCTTTATAAAATTTTCTTAAAAAAAATTGTAGATGCTGGTTGGGGTTTAGATGATAATTCTAAAATACACATACAATGGTTTGAAAAAAATAAAATACATTTTAAATCTTATGGAAGAGATATTGAAAATCTATTTGCCAAAACAAAAATAGCTCATAGTAGAAGAGTTTTTTGTTTAGATTCATCATTAAAGAAATTATTAACGATTAAGGATATAGATAAAGGATTGGAAATATATTTAAAAAATGAAGAATCTAGAGTTTTAGAAAAGGATAAATTAAATAAAATAATGTCAAGTATGTATGTTTAGATATATATTTGTGTTTCAATTATAAAATTGTTTTTTTATTATATATCATATGTCTAATAAAAAAAAAGTTATTCAAATTAATCCAGAACTATTTAAATTATCAGGAAATAAAACAAGAAAGAATAGAGAAAAAAAAGAGACATCGTCGTTGAATCCAATAGTATCTCCTAATAATCTAAAAAATAAGTTATTAAAAAGAATAAAAGATCATAAAACTAAAGAATTAAAACAAAATGATGATAATAATAATAATTCATATTCTGATGAATTTTATGGAGCAATTAATTATTTATCTGATTTATCAAAAAAACAAAAACAACAACAATATTTAAATAATAAAACATATAAAAATAATTCCAATATAATTCCTTCAACAAATGGAATTTCATTAGAATTACCGCCTGAATTATCTGAAAATTATAAACCAAATATACAATCTAATGAAGTATTTACTGTTAATTATAAATCTGAAGATGGTATACCTTATGGTTGCTTAAAAAATGGAAAGAAAAAGACATATAGAGAATGGAAAGAACTAACAAAAATAGAGGAACATCCAGAAATACCAAATTTAATTAGACCACCTACTCCTCCTAAACAAAATCCTAACATATTATTACAAGGAGCTACACCTATCATTTTGGAATCAGCTGTTATTCCTAAAATATCTAGAGAAGATAGATTGGAACAAATTAAAAATAAATTAAAAAAACTTCAAGATGATGAAACAGCATTTAAAATGAAAAATATGGAAGAATTAAATAAAATAGAAAAAGAAATGAAACAAAAAAATACAAATGTAGATATCTTACCAGAATTATCTGATTTAGAAGAAAAAAAAGATTCTACACTTGATATTGATGAAATACTTAAAAATCGCGAAGAAGAGTTTGAAAAAGAAAATCCAAAACAATATTTAAAAAAAACAATAAAACGTAAATTTAGATTAGGTAAATCTGATAAGTTAAGAAAAGTAGGAGTATTAATAAAAGATAAACAAACTAGAAAGAATATTATTAATACACAGAAAGAACTAAAAAAAACGAATATAACTGATGTGCGTAAATATTTAAGACAACACGGTATTATAAAAGTAGGAACTACGTGCCCAGCTGATATATTAAGAAAAACATTTGAATCAGCAATGTTAACTGGAGAGGTTGTTAATACTAACAAAGAAACTCTATTACATAATTTTTTGAATACTGAATAAAGAATAAAAACAATAAATTTATTTTTATTCTTATAAAATTATATATAAATGAATAATAATAATGATATTGAAATAATGAAAAAGATTAGAAACGATTTACCAAAAAAAGTAAAAGATTTTTTATATAAAATAGGAGATTATTTAGAATCAGATTTATATTTTTATGGTTCTATTAATAGACCTGATTATCATCATGGACAAAGTGATATTGATATTGCTATTTTTACAGATAATTTTAATAGTACGATTTTTAAACTCCAAAATATTTTACATGTGAAATATGAAGATTTTGATAAAGTAGATTGGGTATTGAATGGAAATAATATAATTGGATATAAAATAAAATGTGGTAAATTTATTGATGTAAAATGTGAAATAGCAATATATGATAATAAAAATAAAAATATTGTATTAGATGATTTAAAGAATTATAATTATGTTCCATGGTATATTCAATATTCTTTATTTATTTTAAAAACATTTCATTATACTATTCCGGTAATTTCACGTAAAAATTATATAAGTTCCAAAGTTTTTTTATTTAATACTTTAAATAATAAGAATGCGAATTATAATGTAATAAAGCAAAATAAAAAAACAAATTAAATATAGCTTAAAGATAGTTTAAAGATATATTAATAATAATATGTCTTTAATCAAAGATTATTTTGAAAAAACTAAAAAACATATTGATGAATATGGACAACTAACAATAGTATTAACGCAAGTAGGTGCTTTTTTTGAAGTTTATGGATTAAAAGATAAAAATGATAATATTTATTCAAGTAATATTATGGATTTTTCCAGAATTTGCGACTTGAATGTAGTAGATAAAAAGGTGTGTTGTGGTAAAGAATCAGTAGTCATGGCTGGTTTTAAGGATCATTTATTAGATAAATATATAAAAAAATTACAAGATTCAGGTTATACAATCGCTGTTTATGAACAAGATGAACAATGTGCTAATACAACGAGAAGTTTAACTGGTATTTATTCTCCAGGAACATATTTTTTATTGGAAACTGAAAAAATTACAAATCATACATGTTGTATTTGGATTGAAAGTAAGAAATGTTACAACGATGTAAAAAAAAATAAGGATCTAAGAAATAATGTGTATATAGGTGCTTCAGTCATTGATATTTTTACAGGAACCACTAGTATTATGGAATATAGTGAAATTTATATAAAAAACCCTTGTACATTTGATGAATTAGAACGATTTATTTCTATTTATAATCCAAGCGAATCAATAATTATATCAAATTTATCATTAGTAGAAATAGATGATATTGTTAGTTATATAAATATAAAAAGCAAATCATTACATATTATTGATTTCACAAATACAAATTCACTAAATGATAAAAGACAAAATATACAAAGAGCTTTAAATTGTGAAAAACAGACTTATCAAAAAGAATTATTAAGTAAATTTTATAAAATATTAGATTTTCAATCTTTTATGTCAATATTTAATGAAAATGTTTATGCTACTCAAAGTTTTTGTTATTTATTAGATTTTATTTATCAACATAATCCAAATTTAATTTATAAAATCGGGGAACCTACTTTAGAAAATTCAAGTAATAAACTAATATTAGCTAATCATTCATTAAAGCAATTAAATATTATAGATGAATCTGATAGAAGTTATACTGGTAAATATTCTTCTGTAGTAAAAATGTTAAATGAATGTATAACGCCAATGGGTAAACGAAAATTCATATATAATTTTTTAAATCCTGTAACTGATGAAAATTATTTACAATCAGAATATGATATTACAGAAAAATTGTTAGCTAAAAATGATTATAATATTGTAAAAACTATGTTAGTTCATATAAAAGATTTATCAAAAATAATGCGTCAAATTATGTTACAAAAAGTTAGTCCTAAAACACTATACCAATTATATTCTTCTATATGTAGTGCGATATTATTATATAATTTCAGTATTAAAGAAGGAAATGAATATATAAAGGAATATTTAAAACAAAAAATAAATAATTTTGTTGATTTTATAGACGAAACAGAAAAAGTTTTAAATTATTTAGAAGAAGTATTCATTTTAGAGGACTGTAAAGATATTGATAATATTCAAAAGATTGAAAAAAGTTTTATAAAAAATGGTATAAATGATGAATTAGATAATATGATAAAAACTTTAATGGATTCACAAGACCAATTAGAAATATGTCGTTCCTATTTTAGTTCATTAATTTCAAATTATGAAACAGGTTCTAAAAAAAATATTATAAAAAAAAAGAAAACACAAGAAAACGAAGGTGATGACAATGAAGATGAAGATATAAAATCATATGTAAAAATACATGAAACAGAAAAGAATAATTTTAGTTTGATAGCAACAGATAGAAGATGTAAAATATTAGAAGAATTAATAAAAAACAAAAATAGTGTAATATTGAAATATAAATCAAGTTATTCAGGAGTTGAAACAAATTTTAATTTATTATTAGAATTAGAATATAATAAACAATCAGCTTCAAATAAAGTAATAACAAATAATCAAATTAACACACTTTGTAAAAATGTAAGTTCAATCAAGGTTAATTTAATAGGTTCAGTTTCAAAAGTATATAAAAATATAGTAAAAAGGTTACAGGATTTTCAAGATGAACTAACAAATATAAATGATCTAATTACATATTTTGATTTAATGTATGCTAAAACATTTATAGCCAATAAATATAATTATTGTAAACCAGTTATAGAAAAGAATGATAAATCATTTATAGAAGTAAAGGAATTAAGACATTGTTTAATAGAAAAGATTCAACAATCAGAATTATATGTAGCGAATGACATAACATTAGGAAAAGGAAATAACGAATTAGATGGTATACTTCTTTATGGTACAAACGCAGTAGGAAAAACTAGTTTTATTCGTGCTTTAGGTATTTCTGTTGTAATGGCTCAGGCTGGATTATATGTTCCTGCATCAAGTTATAAATATAGTCCATATAAGTATATATTTACACGAATTTTAGGTAACGATAATATATTCAAAGGTCTTTCAACTTTTGCTGTAGAAATGTCTGAATTGAGAACAATTCTACGATTAGCAAATAAAAATAGTTTAGTATTAGGTGATGAACTCTGTTCAGGTACAGAAAGTATAAGTGCTGTAAGTATTTTTGTATCTGGTATTCAAACGCTTGAA